CCCGACGCGCCGGACGGTGAGTCCCGTCTGGAAAGCGTAGCGCGCGCCCGCTTCAGCCTCGAGGTCGAGCCCGCGCTCGGTCCAGTAGTTGCCCTGGAACTCATCCTGGCGCGTGCCGAGGGCGTGCTCCGCTAGTAGCTCGCACAGGTACTTGCGCCGGCTCGCGGATAGCTTGCCCTTCGGGGTCAGGATATCGCCGAACCTCGACGAGGACGGAATGCCGAGGCGAGCCGCGTCCCACTCCGGGGAACCTTGCACGCAGTCGAGGATGATCATGAGCCGGCCCTCACCTTCTCGAGGAGCCGGACGACCTCGTCGTAGCGGTTGGCCGGCAACTGCTCCGGCGACAGGGCCGAGGGCGCGAACGTCTGCACCCACGACCAGAAGCCGGCGCGCCGCTCGACCGGGATCTCATCCAATAGTGCGGCGATATTGGCCGCCTGCTCCTCGTCCATTGCTGCCGGTGGTCCTCCGGGCTCGACACCGTCGGGGTCACTCTCCGCGGTCATGATGCCGAATGCGTTGCAAAACGCGAGTCGCTTTCCATACGTGATTCCGGCGCCGGCATTCTGCGCCGCGTTCGCCTTCGGAACCTGCACGCCCGGCATGTACACCGAGGCGCGTTCCTCGTGGCCGCTGCGATGGTGAGAGACGCACACGACCTTCACGCCGCCCTGGTCGGGCTCGGTCTCGAAGTGATAGCTGAAGCCGTGGTCTCGGAGGACGTGCCCGACCTGCTTCACGATGTGCTCGAGCGGAGCGTATCGATACTTCTCCCGGCCGCTCGCGTCGGGGATGACCGCGTACTTCTCGACCACTGGCGCGGCGTCCTGAAACTCCGCGAGGGCGTCGAAGTAGATGCGGCGCGCGGCCTCGGCCTGCATCCTCTCGTGCAGCGCGAGCATGCGCTCGACCGTCTCTATGGGGATCTCGGCGAGCTTTGCCGGATCGGCGAGCAATGCCCCCAGCATGCGGTCGCCGTCCATCGACGCGGTGGTCGCCGGCAACTGCTCGGCCGGCTGGATGATGTCGGTTTTCTCATTCATGGGGTGCTCCCTACTTGCATTTTTCGCTGTTCCGAAATTGATCCGGGCACGTCTCGAAGTGGGGCGTGCCATCCTCGTTCACCGGCGCCGGCCGCGACCACTTGGTGCGGACCCAAAGGATCTTCTCATGGCAGCTCCGGCATTCGGTCCACTCGGCATCGGGTGGAACCTCGAACTTCTGTGGCTGGCGCATCACGTGTCCCCTAGCCCCTGCAGGACCTCGGCACGAACCACCCGCCACGGGTCGTGGCTGTCGAGCGTACGGTGCTCGCGCCCCAGCACGCGCTCGACGTGACGGACCTCGGTCCGAAGCCAGTGCGCGTCATCTCTGAGCATCTGCAGGTAGATGTCCGACATCTCGGAGAACCGCAACCGCAGCATCTTGTGATAGCTGAGGTAGTGCATCCTCCGGGTATCCCGCGCGTAGTTCATCAGCGCGCGCGCGGCGATCAATTCTTGGCCGCGAGGGCTTATCTTCTCCATCACGCGTCCCCCGTCAGCCGGTCGTCCCGGGCCTGGTCGTTTAGCCGATCATAATCTGGCTCAAGCGGCACCGCGGCTTCGAAAAGACGCTCCTCCCATTTGGCAGCCGCATGAGGACCGACGAGCCGAGAGAATGCCCCCCAATCGAAATAGAGCCGAAAAGCGGAGCCTCCTTCGCCGATGGTCAGAATGGCGGACGCATTCTCCATCTCGCCGCCCTCGGGTGGGTAGCATCGTTCCACCGGCCCGGAGCTGACTCCGGAATCGTAGGGAGAGAACTTGGCCTCGATCTCTACTGTAATCGGAATGTCCTCAAGATCGTCTTTGAGCCTCGCAAATAATGGCTTGCTCATGATTGTTTCTCCATCAGTTCTTCGTCGACCGCGTCCATCGCCTCGACGAGGTTGGAGACACTCCCGCCGCGGCCATCCTCGGGACCGTCGTAGTCCTCGGGGAAGTAGTCCACATCGTGATCCCGGACCGGGATCGGCTTCAGATTCTCCTCGATGATGTATCCTCGATAGTGGGCCCGGCGGACACGCAAGTGGGCCTGTCCAACGGTGATTTTCCGGCGTTTTAGATCGTCGCCACGGGCAAAGATGGTAACCCATCGTTCCGCAACGTCGCCGGTCGCCTCGCCCGTGAGGCCCGCGACGTGCCGCAATCCCTCTCCCGTGGTCAGGTCACCGGCGCAGACACTGCCGATTACGCTGAGTTCGATCTGGTCGATGTTCAGGACGTTCATGCTGCCTCCTCACTCTTTTCCCGGACGGCCTCGTTGATGCGCTCGGGGAGCTGCCCGTGGTACTTGTAGAGCAGCTTCCGGCCGAGCACCGCTTGTTTTGCGGTCAGCCGCGGCGCCATCGCCAGCGACTTACCGATGCGGGTGTCGAGCCGATTGAACCCAGCGCCGTCGAGTTCGCGCGCGCCGTCGCACACCCCGGCGAGGAGCTGTAGCCCCTCGTGGACCGCCGCGATGAGGTCGGGCCCGAGCGCCACCGCCTGCGCCTCGACCTGCTCGCGTTTCAGGGCCGCGGTCGCCGCCGCCTGCTTGACGTCCTCGGGGATCGTGATCGCGTACTGGCTCGCGACGTCGTCGTCGAGCGCGGCATCCTGCACCAGTTGCTTTTCGACGATCGTGTCGGCCATGCGCGCGTCCAGCGACCCCTCGAGCACGATGTGCTGCACCAGCACCGGCTCTACCTGCCCGATGCGATGGCAGCGGTCCTCGGCCTGCGTGACGTTGCCGGGGACCCAGTCGAGTTCCGCGAAGATGACGTGGCTAGCTGCGGTGAGCGTCAGGCCCACCCCCATGGCGCCGATGGTGCCGAGGATGACCTGGCACTCATCATCCGTCTGGAACCGGGCCACGCGCTCGTCGCGGTCGTCCATCGCGACGTCACCGGTGATGGTCTCCCAGGAGTTCTCCGGGAGGCTATCGGAAATCGATGCGAGCACGTCCTTGTGATGCCCAAAAAGGACCACCTTATGCCCGGTCTCGAGCACGTCTTCGAGGTGCGCGACGATGTGCGGCACCTTCGCGACTGCCGTCTCGTGCCGAACCCGTGAGATGTCGGCAAACGCCACCTTCGCGCCCTCGCCGAGCGCCTTGACCGCGGCCTCGTACGCGCCCGGGTCGTCGCTCGCCTTCGCGAGTTCGACCGCGGCGCGGAGCTCGGCCAGCATCGCCTCGTGCTTCTCGTACGCGGAGGCCTCGGCCTTGACCGCCTTCGAGGCGCCGTTCGCCGGCAGCCTCACGACCTGGCGCCGCTTCGCCGGCAGCTCGGTCAGGACCTCGCTCTTCAGCCGGCGGACGAGGACGGTCGTGCGCAGCTTCTCGTTCAGTTCCTCGAGGTTCGTCGCGCCTGTGTTGTCCCAGCCCCACCGAGTCTGACGCGCGTCGCAGTAGCGGCGCTCGAAGTAGCTCTTGGAACGCCAGACCTGCGGGTCGAGCGCCTTGAGCGACGTCCACAGCTCCGAGGGCCGGTTCAGGATGGGCGTGCCCGTGAGGCACAGGCGCCGGTCGGCGCGGATGCCGTCGACCCACCGGCGGTCCTTTTTCGACCAGAATCCGAAGATAGCTTGGGTCCTCTTCGCCTTGCCGTTCTTGAGTCGATGGGACTCATCGACCACGAGCAGGCCCCACTTGACAGCCTGGATGGCCGAGGCGTGCTTCGTCGCGCCCTCGTAGCCGATGATGACGAGGCTCGGCGCGTCGTCCGGCGGCGCCCCGAAGGCCTTGACCTTCGGGTCCACGACCGTGATGGTGCGCGGCGTGACCAGCCACCGCTCGGCCTCGCGGGCCCAGTTGAGCCGCAGGAACGCCGGGCAGATGACGAGGACCCGCGCCGGCTCCTGCAGGTTCACGATCCCGAGGGCCTGGATCGTCTTTCCGAGGCCCATCTCGTCGCCGATGAGGGTGCCCGTGCGGCCGGCCGCGAACGCAATGCCAGCGCGCTGGAAAGGCAGGTACTCGAGCCCCGCGGGCGCCGGGATGTCGACGTCGGCGTCGGTCGCGCGGGAGGCGGCGAGCGTCTCCGCGTGCTCCCGCGCCGCGGCCTGCAACCGCTCCCGGACGTCGTCGTCCGAGTATTCGGCGAGGCGCCCGGCTTTCTTCTGGTCGTCGGTCCACCAGGTCTTCGCCCGGGGGTCCCACCGGAATCCGGCCTGCTTCGGAATGAGTCGCTCCTCGTAGGAGGAGACGGCCTCGTAGCGGGAGCGGGCGGGATTGAAGATGATCTTCATGACCGACCCCCCTGCTCCGCGAGCCGGAGAATGGACGTCTTCAACTGGGACGAGGTATCGAGGCTTTTCGACACCGTCCGGCCCTGGCGCACCGCGCCGGCCTTGCCCAGCCACAACGTGATGTGACGGCCCTGGACCGTCCAGCCCTCGAAGCCCAGGTATTTGCGGGACCGCGTCTCGATGGGCTTGTATCCCGCCACCTGCAATCCCTTGATGTACCGCTCTCGAAGAGTCACGAAAGGCCTCCTGTTTTTGTGCCTCGAACCAAGTATCGCCCCGGGTTCTCCCGATGTCAAGCATAGATTGCATCTATCCGCAGGTCGTTAATCTCCCCTTGCGCGCACGCGCGCGCGGATCCATACTGCGCTTATGGATGCGCGGCAGAGGGACGCGACCCCCCCGACAGTGGTCGCAATATGGGACGCCGTCGAGAACGTACCAGGGAGGTCCCAGGCCTCGCTGGCGCGCCTCGTGGG